GTAAACCGATTCGCGGCGAAGCGAAAGGGTTGGGAGCAGATGACACAATCTACTCCGCTTAATCCTATCACTAAGCAGCGAGCATCGAGCCAGTATCCAGAATATTGGAGCGGTTACAATTATGCCGCCAAGATGTATGATAGCATCTTGCCGCATAGCCGCTCCGATGTTTATCCTGAGCACTTGCTTTCTGTGCGTGCTCCGAATCAAACGGATGCACAAGCGTTGTACATCAAGGCAAACTACAAGGCAACAACCTTGAGCGTGTTTGAAGACTTCAGAGCAACGATCAGCAGAGCATTCGCCGATCAGAACTGGAGCATCAGATACTCGGAGGAGTTGGATGAGCGATTCGGTGAGGAGACATTTCAGCGATACGTGAACAATGAGATTGAGAAGTTTGGCAGCTTGGAGATGTTCGTTAAGAATATGCTTCCAACGCTGAAGCTTGTCGATGCCAATGGTATCATTGCCATCTATCCCGATGACATCGAGTACTTGGATGAGGAAGAGTTTGAGGAGCCAGTGATGGGCAATGAGCTGCTTCGTCCGATGCCAACCTACTACAACTGCAAGAACATTGTAGGGCAGAAGTTCGGTGAGTATTACTTGGTAATTAGCGATGACCATAGCTATGTTAAGGTTGGCAGCAAGACGGAAGAGAGCGGCATCGTATTATACTTGTACGACTCAATGGCCATCTACAAGATTGAGCAGACAGGCAAGAAGAGCGACATGACATTCAGTGAGCCTGTGCTTTACTTTCAGCACAACTTGGGATATGTTCCATGTATCAAGCTGATGGGATCACCTCAACTTATAAACGATGAGATTGCATTCCAATCTCCATTTATCACGGCAGTGCCTCTTTTGGATCAGGTGGTGCTTGACGAGAGTTACTTGCAGATGAGCAAGGCAACAAGCGCATTCCCTTTTATGGTGGCACTTGGTGAGATATGCGAGTTCGTAGACCGCGAAGGTAACCGCTGTAACGATGGGCAGATATTCGACCCAATCAACGGAGGATATAGAACTTGCGGCAGTTGTTCAGGTAGCGGAGTAAAGAGCAGATTCTCTCCAACGGGTATGCTACTAATCAAGCCAAAGACATCAGTAAGCGAAGGAGACAGCGGACTTAGCGGCGAGTACTTAAAGTTTGTAAGTCCTCCGATGGACACGCTAACATTCCTGCGTGCAGAGATTGAGCAGCAGATGGCTAAATCAAGGCGCATACTGCACTTACCTTCAAGCGATGAAAGTGGAACTATTGGCGAGTCATCGACTGCAACAGGAAGTCTTAACAAGCTTCGCAGCCTTTATGCTTTCATCAAGCCTATCTCCGATCAGCTATTCACGATCTATGAGTTCTGCTTGGTGACAATTGGGAAGATGCGCTACGGCGATTTGTTTGGAGGAGTAAACCTTGTCTACCCTACATCTTTCGACATCAGCACACCAAGCGACTACCTTGCGGTAATAAGCGAAGGAGTGAAGGCAGGAGTGCCTCCATCGATTACGTTCTCCAATGTTTACAACTACATCAGAGCAATCCACTACACTGATGAGGAGACCAGTGCAGTGTACGACTTAATCATCAATGCAGACGAGTTGCTACTCATGAGCAATGCCGATATCCTTGCAAGACTTGCAAGCGGCAGCGTTGAGAAGTGGCAAGATGTATTGCATAACTCTGGGCCGCAGTTAATCATGGAGCTCATCAGAGACTTCATTCCAACAGAGGGTGCAGAAAGATTCCTTGACCTACCGATGAGCGAGCAGATCACACAGCTTAGAGCGAAGGCGGCAGAGAAGATTGCAGTGACACTTGATCCAATCCAACAAGCACAACAGACACTACTCAATGGCATCGTTTGATGAACTCGTTAAGCAAAAGATTAAGCTGCTTGAAACTGTTCCGGATACTATCGTCACGGCGGCGGAGAAAGCACAGCGAGATGCTTGGCGCAAACTCGGGCCGCTACTCGCAGAGATGGATGTTGATGCAACAGGCAACATCCAACAGACCGAGGATAACATACGAAGAATTGGACTGATAACAGAGGAGCTCAACAAGGTGCTTGCAGGCGGTGAATACCGAGATGCAGTGCAATCCTTCTTGAGCTCCATCGATGAAGGTGTGCAGCTCACTGATGAGATTGCTAAGAAGATCAACAGTTCCTTTGAGCCCGACAATGTGCAGCGGCAACTTCTTGCCATCTCCAAGCAGAATGCAATCAATGCCTTCTTTGGCTCGGGCCTTAAAGAGAATGTGACACAGCCATTCCTTGAGCAGCTAACTGCCAACGTAGCGGCTCGTGCTCCACTGCGCGAAGCGGTAAAAGCATTGCAAGGAGTGATCGAAGGAACTGAGACAACAGACGGCAGGCTACTTGCCAATGTGCGCACCACAGCCAACACCGCTCAAGCCATTGCAGATAGAAGCTATGCAGCGGCAGTCAATGAGGAACTTGACATTGAGTACTTCCAGTACCTAGGCGGAGAGATACCGACAACAAGACCGTTCTGCGAACATCGCGAAGGGGCAGTCTTCCATCGTAAGGAGATTGAGGCATGGGGCAACGGCGAGAACAGCGCAGGCATCAATGACATTAGCAACGGCACATGGGCAGGCCGCATCGAGGGCACTGACTCACGCAGCATATTCACTTTTGTTGGTGGTTGGAACTGCCGCCACTTCCTTGTTCCAGTGATTAAGCAAAGAGTTCCTCCGAGTGTAATTGCAAGAGCGAAGGCGGAAGGTTATGCTTAGGGATTAAGCTTGCTAATTAAATCAGATTCAATTGATTCAAGTTCTAAGTTTAAAGCTTTAATATCTTTAGCCATTTCATTGCAAAGTTCAACTGCTTGTTTAGCTTTATCAATTGCTTCATGTTTAGCGTTATCTCTTTGCGTCTGCAAGTTATAAACTCTTTGAGAATACTCCTTTTTTGTTTTTTCTAATTCAATTATTTGATTATCCCGCAATGTAATTACAGCTTCTTTTTCAACTATTCTATCAATTGAAGTTTTGTATTTAGTTTCTAGTTCAACTATTTTAGATTCACGAAATTTAATAGTTGATTCTTTACTATTTATGTTTTTACAATACTCTTTATATTGTTCTTCAATTTGATTTTTAAAATTAGCATTCTTAGATTTTAATTTTTCATTTTCTTTTTTTGATTTATAAAGTGATTCGGTACAATCTTGAATTATAATATTTAAAGATTTATTTTTATCAGTGTAATCTATTAAGATTATCAAAAATATAATTGAGATTATTAAAAGCATTACAATTATTGTTGTTTCCATTTGTTTATGGGTTTTAGTTTCCGCAAATCTATCACATTATTTTGATTCCGCAATACGCAATAGAATAATATTTTACGCAATCAAACTTTTACTATCTTTGCTTCATGACTTACTACATCATGAGCGATGGCACTATCAAGCGTGCCTCTGATGTACTCGCAGCTGAACTTATCAAGCGAGGCGCAAGAGAATTGAAACTAACACCAATAACAATAGACTATGGCAATCAAACAGGAGGAAGCACTGGAGCTGATGAAGTTCCTAAACCTCGAAGAAGCAGCCGACCTCGAAGCGGCAAAAGAAAAGTTCCAAGAAAATTGGATTAAGCAAGAAGAAGTTAGCGGCAAGATTGGAAAGCTTACAGGCACAATCGCCAATGTAACTCGCAAAGCATTCGAGCCATTTGGCATCGTGCTTACTGATGAGGACTTCAAAGGGCAGAAGGTTGAGGAAGTAATTCGCAGCGCATCGGAGAAAGCAAAGAGCGCATTTGAAACACAACGCGAAGAGTGGGAAAAGCGCGCATCAGGCAACGGCTCAGAGGCATTGCTGCAAGAGTGGGAAAAGAAGTACAAGACACTTGAGCGCAAGAGCAATGAGCTTGACTCAGCTCGCCAAGATGTGATGACTCAGTTCGAGCAGTACAAGGTGCAAGTTGCAACTGACATTAAGACGAGCAAAATCAACTCATCATTTGAGAAGGAGCTCAGCGCATTAAAGCTTGATCCATCTGTTAACGAGTACACCATTCGAGGCTTCAAGTCAGCGGTCACTGATAAGTATGCAATCGACCTTGAGGAAGACGGCGCATTCGTAGTGAAGGATAAGGCAACAGGCGAGCGGCTTAAGAGCAAGGAGAAAGCAGGATCATTCCTAACTATGTCCGATATTTTAATTAAGGAAGCAACAGAGGCAGGCATCATCCAAAAGAATCCTCATGCAGGGGCAAAGATTCCAATGCGCAGCCCATTGATTCCGCAGATGGAAACAGCAGGCGAGAAAAAATTAAAAGGAATCAATCCTCGATTCTACACAAAATAATCTATATTTGTAATGGGTATTAATGTTTTTTAGTTTTGAGCCGCACTTGCAAGAGTGCGGCTTTTTTTTTATACCTTTGTCTTTCTCTATGGTAGTCAAGCAGGACTTCAGCTGCAAAAAAGTAGGCATCAATGCAACAGCCTTCAGAATAAGTTGCAAAAAATTCTACAATAAAAAACGACTATCATGTCTATTTCTCGTATACTTTCAGAATGCCCAAATGTGCAAATGTCTTTGGGCGAATTATTTTTAGAGGTTGGTCAACGTGAGCAACTTCCATTCCTTGAATTCCTTTTATCTCCAGAGAACGCGAAGTTGATTCGCACTGAGGTTGCACCTGGTCAAGGTAAATTAAAAACAGTTCAAGCTCGTTGGATTCAACGCTTACCTGAGACGGAAGTTGAAGAAGGTGCTGACATCCTTACTTGTACTTCTGCTAATACTTACGGTGATTCAACTACTACGTACACGGTTGAGACAACTGACACTTACACTGCATCTCAAATGATCAATGCAGCGGACATCGCTCGCCATTGCCAAGAAAACAGCCGTTACGTGCTTGAGTCAATCATGCGCTTAATGGATGTATTGGATCGTAAGGTTGCATCTGCTGCTGCTGTTCAAGCTGTTGCTGCTATCGGTAACTGGGGAACTGAAGTTGAAGGATTCTACACAGTTACTTCTGACTGCTTAGTTGTACCTACAATGGTTGCGGCTAACGAGCCAAACGCATTCGCAATTGCTGACATTCAGCAAGCAACACGCATGGCTAACTACCCAGGTGCACCAATTGCATTCGGTGGAGCTGCGATGCAGCGTTACGCTAACGCGATGGCAGCAGGATGCTGCACTCAGTACGGTATCGACTTACTTGCAATCACTCAGCAGAACGGTTTCGGCTTTGCTTATGATTCACGTTTGGCAGCTGCTCAAGGTGCACAGACTAAGGCTTTGGTTACAACAGCAGGAGCAATCCAATGGTTGTCATTTAACTTAGCTGAGTGGAACACAGGCATTACTCCAACAGCAGGAAGCAACTACTCTAAGACTTTGGTGTTCACACCAGCAGGAGTTCCAGTTGACTTGACTATGAAGGATGATTGTGGTAACTTGTCAATCGTTATGACTACAACTGGAGTTATTGCAACATTGCCGACTGACATCTACGAGGCAGGAGATAAGTATGCAGGAGTTAACTATGTTAACTGCGTATCAATCGTAAACCCATAACGAGCTCGCAGAATCTACTGAGCGAAGGCTCGGATGATCTGTTGAGCGAGGGCAGCGATAATTTGCTGACACAATGAATTAAGGGAGAGGTGCAAGCCTCTCCTTTTTTATTTATATCTTTGTCAAAAATAAGACAGCCAATGTGCTACGAATCTCTACTCGGCTTACAAGGTTGCGACAGACCAGAGCCAACTACTGGGCTTTACATCGATGACTTAGGCATCAATCAGACTTTACTCGGGCAGCTAATTACAGACCAATACAACAGCGGTGTTGAATTGTTTGAAGCAAAGCGAGCATTTGCTTGGCGTAAGATGTCAACCGATATCTTAAGCAGACTCACACCGATGATGAAAGCAGACACTGTTGTTGAAAGCAAGCGCATCGGTCAAGTGGTGAGCAACGCTGCAAACATCGACACGTTAGTAGGTGCAGGTAAGTACACAGGTATAAGGGTGACGATTGACCCAAACACCGAAAGCTTTTTAAACTTCTACTTGTCGAACTTCAAGATTGACATCTACACAATGGCAGTGCCAGTAGAGATATTTGTCTACGACATGACCACCTTGAAGATGATTGATTCTTTCTTCTACCAATCGGAAGCGGTTGAGCAGTTCATCGGTAAGACCTTTAAGGCGAATCGCAGAAAGCTTGATTTAGCATTTGTCTATGAGTCATTGTACGATACAACTAAAATGATTCCTAAGAAGGGGCACTGCTTCGATTGCTCTGGCAATGTAAGAGGTGCGCACATCTGCCCATTCGTGGATGCTGTTGGCATCGAGTTGACGGTGAGCGGTGATGATGTGATAAGTTCTAAGTCCAAGAAGTATACGCAGGGGATGAGCTTAGTTTACAATGTGAACTGCGACAGAGAAGCTTGGCTGTGCAGCATAGGTGGATTGATGGCAATGCCACTTGCTTATGCAACGGCGGTCGAGATTTATAACTACGGGCTAAGCATCAGCCCCAATCAGCGTGTCAATACAACTGTCAGCATCAATATCGGAAGCAAGCCATTTGCAACTGCCGATGCCAACGATGGTATGATTGCAGGGCGCGACATTGCAGCAACAAGATATAGCGAAGAGCTCACAGCAATGTTGCAGAACATGCGACTGCCAAGCGACAATACGTGCTTTGATTGCCGCAGAAATATGAAGTATGTAACTGCTCTCCCATAATGGCTACACCAAAGGAGATCAGCGGAAGGATTGATGGGCTGTTCGCAGAATGGAGCGGAGGCTTTACTCCATTGTCATTTGCTGTTCTTGATATGCGCAGGGAGATGTATATCCGAATCTTTGGAACTGGCACAAGCGGAGGAACTAATTCGGCAGGTCAGAAGCTACCAACTAAACCATATACTCCTGCATACGCTGCAATAAAAGCAAAGAACGGCAGACCTCCATTGGAGCTTACAGGATTTCTAAAGCGATCATTTGCAACAGACCAAACGAGTGTATTTGCTCAAGGCTTTGGAGTTGCAATTTACATTCAAGCAGATGAATCTGGAAAGGCAGCAGGATTGCAAAAACTTTATGGCCCAATATTTCAACCAACAGACGAGGAGCAATCTAGAATGTTGCAGCTACACGCTGACTTACTTGTTGAGCAAATATCAAATCAGATAAGCAAACCATGAATCTACTTAAGACCATCATCGAGCGGCTCAATCAACGTGTTGAGGTAGCAAATATCTTCGACAAGCAGTTTGGCTTATGCGAGCTTAACGCAAACGGCAACGATAAGGCTTGGGTGCACTACATCGGCAATGGGCAGGCGGAGGTAGTTACTAACTTCGATGCTAAGCAGGGCACATTGTTCTGGGCTAAGCGCGGCAAGGTGACGGTTGTCAAGACTGATGCCTACAAGATGAGCGGCTGCAAGCAGTTGTATGTAACAAGCTTTCCGCTTACTGCTTATGCTGTTGTCCGCAAGAGCCATCTGCCATGCGATGGCGATGATGCTCAGGACTGGCTTGCTTCAAGAATCTACAAGCTGACTAGTGGCACTGATCCACTATTCAAACAGAACCTTGGAGTGATTAATTACGAAGTAATTCCAAGCGGTTACATCAACGAGATTAAGACACTGACAGCAAACTATGAGTGGGCATGTGTCACTGTCGACTTCGATATTCAAGTGATTACAACCACAGAGGATGGCTGCTATGATATTTGTGCAACGGGTGACATTCCACTCCCGGACTTGCAGCCATGTACTCCTTGCTTGACGGAGGTTGCTGTTGATGGAGTGACAATCATCGGTAACGGAACGGCGGCAGATCCATTGATTGCAATTGGTGGTGGCGGCGGTGGTGGTATAATGACTGCCATTGCATTTTCAACAGATCACTTAAGCGCAACGGGCAATCAGTATGTGATAGGTAATGTGGTGTGGTATCTTGGAAACATCTACCGATGTATTGCTAACAATGATTCACTGCTTCCAACCAACACTACCTATTGGACAAGTCTTGGAGCAGGATTCCAAACTATTGAAAGGCCTGCCGATTGGACATCATCAAGCGGCAACAATCAGATATTAAACAAGCCGACAATTCCAGCGGCTCAAGTAAATAGTGATTGGAACTCTACAAGTGGTTTAAGTGAGATTCTTAACAAACCTACCATTCCAGTGCTTCCTGCGACCATTGTGGAATCGGTAAGCGGCACAGCACCCATCGCATCAAGCGGAGGAGCAAATCCAGATATCAGCATCACTCAAGCAGATGGCAGCACTGACGGATACTTGAGCTTATTAGATTGGAACACGTTTGACGGCAAGTTCAATGTGCCAACAGGATTGAGCACTGACTATCTTGATGGCTTAGGAACACCGACTCCATTCCCTGCAATACCAACGGGCACTGTTACATCGGTTGACCTTACGATGCCTGTTGCATTCACTGTCACTGGCAACCCAATAACATCGAGCGGAACTTTAGCTGTTGCAGCGGCAGGACTGAGCACGCAGTATATCAGAGGAGATGGGCAGCTTGCAACTCTACCAAGCAATGCAAGTGGTGGCTCTGCTGTTAGCTACTACCTGAACGGGGGTACTGCTGCATCGGTAGCCACATACTTTCAGATGAGCCAAATTGCGGTGGTAGGAACTAACGTAGACTTCACTAAGGCAGGGAACGGGCTGATAAGCCAATGGCTGACAGATGTTGGTGACCCGAACCGATTAGAGATACCAGCAGGGAATTGGAACTTCGAGATATTTATGTCGGCAACATCTATTGGTGGCACACCAGCGTTCTACGTTGAGTTGTTAAAATATGATGGTATAACATTCACTACAATCGCTAATAGTTCATTAGTACCTGAGGCGATAACAGGGGGCACAATCATTGACCTTTACTTGACTTCTCTTGCCATACCACAAACAACGCTACTTGTAACGGACAGGCTTGCATTAAGAGTGTACATTGTCAACTCAGTAGGAGGCAGGACAATAACCATGCACACGCAGGACAGCCATCTATGTCAAGTGATTACTAACTTCGCAGGAGGCATATCAGCATTGAACGGACTAACAGCCAACACGCAATACCTCGCAGTTGGAACGGCAGGCACTGACTTTGCTATATCATCGACAACTGCAACTCATACCTTCAACCTACCAACTGCAAGTGCAGCCAACAGAGGTGCATTGAGCACAGCTGATTGGACGGCATTCGATGCTAAGCAAGCTGCACTGGTAAGCGGCACAAACATCAAGACCATCAACTCGACTTCGATAGTTGGCAGCGGTAACTATGCCACTCCGTTCGAGCTTGTTGTTGCGGCATCAGATGAGACCACTGCGCTTACTGCCGGCACGGCAAAGATTACTTTCCGCATGCCAAGGGCTGTGACATTAACTGCGGTAAGAGCATCGCTCACAACCGCTCAGGCAAGTGGTACTATCTTCACTGTTGACATCAATGAAGGTGGCACAAGTATTTTAAGCACTAAGCTGACCATTGACAACACCGAAAAGACAAGCACAACAGCTGCCACTCCAGTGGTGATAAGCGACACTGCTCTTGCCGATGATGCGGAGATAACCATCGACATTGACCAGATTGGCAATGGCACTGCAAAAGGATTAAAGGTAATGTTAATCGGTAACTACGCATGAGTTTCTTAGTCAACCCATATTCTTACGCTACTGGATGCGACCCAGATGCAGTTGCATTCTTAAGTGCTACTGGTATCACAGATGCAACCATCACATCTGCTATTTGCACATTGGTGATATCAATGAAAGCAGATGGGACTTGGGCGAAAATGAGTGCCATTTATCCGATGGTAGGAGGAACGGCAACAACGCATAAGTTTAATCTTAAAAATCCTGCTGACACAAATGCTGCTTTCAGACTTAGCTTTGTCGGTGGAATAACTCACTCAGCTAATGGTGTTGCTTTTAATGGCACTAATGGATATGCTGACACTTTTATTTCCGTATCAACTTCATTATCGGCAAACAATAATTCATTAAGCTATTATTCAAGAACTGTTGCAGCAAGTACAAGTGCAACAGCTATTGATATGGGAGCAGTACCAAACCAAGCATTAGACCCAAGTTTAATTGCATTAGGTGTAAGAAGAGCAACATCAAATGCTTCATTTTTTGCGGCTAATAGTGCAACAACTTCATTTTTAGCAGCAACTACGGTTGCAGATGGTAGTGGATTTTTCAGTGGTTCAATTATCAATTCATCAAGCCGAAAGCTATATCGTAACGGCTTAACTATTGCATCTAATATTATAACTGGAGTTCAATCTTTACCATCTCAGAAAATATTTATAGGTGCAATATCAAACAATAATGTTTCAAGTTTATTTTCTAATAGACAATGCGCCTTCTCAACTATCGGCAGCGGCTTAACTGATGTTGAAGCATTGGCACTCTACAACTCAGTTCAAGCCTTTCAAACAACCTTATCCCGTCAAGTATAATGGAAGTTCACCTACTCACAGAAGAACAAGCAAGATGGCTCGATGGTGTCGAGTTTGTTGCTGATAATTACTTCAACCCAATCCAAGATTCAGATGGCAACTGGATAATCTCAATCGAGGAGGTCGAGCAGTCATCTCTTGATTGGGTAAAATACTTACCTTTAATAACCTTTAAACCAATCGAATCATGGCAGGCGTAAAAATTACCGACTTAGGAATACTAACTGCACCAGTTGCAGAAGACTTGTTGTACATCGTAGACATCAGCGACAACTCGCAATCTCCGCAAGGCACATCCAAGCAGATTGAATTGGGGAACATCTTGTCAAGTAGCAGCTATTCGCCGACTATAAGTGGAGAAACAAATAATATTGCTGTAAATGTAAACGCAGCATCTTACATCCGAGTTGGAAATATTGTAACAGTATCTGCTCAATTGGGAATTACAATGGATGCTGGAGAAACAACAGGCGCATTTGAAATTGAGCTTCCAGTAGCATCAGACTTTACAACCGTTAAACAATGCTTTGGTATTTTACAATGGTCATTTGCTGGAATATTAGCAGAGATTGTTGAATTGTCAATTGGAGCAGAAGTAACTAACAATACGTGCGCTGTATCATTAGAAACTACAACTGCTGCAATAGCATTGGAATACTGCACATTACAATTCCAATATGAAATCCTCAGCTAACGGCATCAGACTTATCCAAGAGTTTGAGGGCTTGCGGCTGACATCCTACCTTTGCTCAGCAGGAGTGCCGACCATTGGCTACGGCGCAACCTTCTACGAGGACGGCAGCAAGGTGAAGCTCGGGCAGACAATCACCAATGCTCAGGCGGCGCAGCTTCTAAAAGACCACCTTAAGGAGTTCGAGGGCAGCGTGCTTGGACTTCTTAACACCACCAAGGTGAATCAAAATCAGTTTGATGCGCTTGTAAGTTTTACCTATAACCTGGGAGCAGGCAACCTTGCTAAGTCGCAGCTGTTGAGGTTTGTCAAAGCCAACCCTAACGATCCGAGAATTGCAGCTGAGTTCCTCAAGTGGAACAGGGCAGGCGGCGAGGTTTCAACGGGCCTTGTAAGAAGACGCAAGAAAGAGGCGCAACTATATTTCACACCAATCGTTTGAAAACTATGGCCGCAAGAAGAGTCAGCAAACCAAGGCAAGTGCTTGATATAATCGTTAAGCACTGGAGGCCAACGATTGGCTCATTAGTGATTCTCTGCTCTGTGTTCGCGCTTATCTTTAAGCAGATAACAACAGAGACACTTGCAGCCATCGTTGCAGCTATGGTGGCCGCAGGATATATACCTAAAGCAAATGACAATGGATGACGGAAGAGACTCAACGTATACTACAATCGATGAAGGTTGCGTGGTGGGTCTTGGCTGCAAAGTCCATACACATCATCACACTATTCACATCGAGCCGCAGATCGTGTATCAGTCAATGGAGAAATTCACTATCTTTGGCCGTAACTATTGCACTAATCAATGGGGGCAGACTTACGAGCTGCCTGCCGATGAGCCAACGCTAGAGCCGATTCCTATGCAGCAAAACTACGCAAGCGATACAATCACACCGAGCACCTCTGCATTCCTTCTTGCTCCCAAGCCAGAGGCTAAGATCATTATCAAGCCGCGCACTGAGTTCACCGAGTACAAGCCAACAATGGATGCCCCTATCATGGGCATGCTCTTGACATTTACAATCTACCTCACAGCGCAATGGGCATGGAGCTCGATGTCCGCTTGGAATAATCTTTACAGCGAACTCTCTGCATGTCTTCGCTCTTCATCTTAGAGAATTCGATTGACCTCTTCTATGTGGTGACTGATGAGCATGGGCTTATTGTCTCAAGCAATGAGCTGTTCAAGAATTATGTCAGCCACATCAAGCCTAGTAAAATAAGTGACATCATAAGCATCGAGGGTGACCAAGAAGATTTCATCAAGGCCGTTCAATTGGCTCGGTTGCATTCGCCAGATCCATCACGTGTCTATGCTCGCACTCGCCAAAAGAATACCATCGACAGATACAACATTTGGAACTGCTTCGCCATTGGCGAGACCTTGCACTTTGTCGGGATACAGTTAGTTGATGTCACCTCCATCAGCTCGCACAATCATGAGCGGCAGAAGTTGCTTCTTGAGGAGTTCAGATTTATGCTGAGCCATGAGATACGACAGCCACTGACCAACATCTCAGGGCTTGTGCAGTTGATGCTCAACCATCCGATGTCAAACGACACCGAGAAGCGTGACCTCCTTAAGATGATTCACACATCGGTCAACAAGCTTGATGATGCAATCAAGGTACTCATCAAGAAAGCAGCTCGAGAGTTATGACGGATCAGCAAGCGGACGAGAGACTGGTTAAGGTTGCCGCTTGGTATGTGATGGAGCGCGGCATGCCGGTATGTGTGGCACTTCAGATATTGCAAGCGGAGCTCAAGGATAAAAGATTATTTTGGGAGTCATCTCAGGAACTTATAAAACTCATTCAACATGGCATCTATCAAATCTGAGACACTATTCTTAGGCGCAATCATTGTGCTCTTGTTCTTGCTGATTAAAACTTGCGGCGAAAACATCGCTGATGATTATCGCCTTAAGCACACGATGTATGAGGATTCAATACTTATCGCATCTCAGCGCAAAGTAATTGCACAGAGCGGCTCGGATGCAGCAAAGAAAGCACAGCAGATTGCGGAGTTGGAAGTCAAAGTGAAGAACGCAAGCGAGGTGGTGCGCATCGAGACAAGGACAATCATCAAGACGCAGATAAAGCTAGGCGATACAGTGATGGTGCAAGGCAAGCCATACATCCAACTGCCAAAGCCATTCCTTAAGACCACCGAATGGTACACAATCGGCGGCATGATTAACCGCCTCGGGTGGTTTCAGATTGATTCGCTCGTGATCCCTGCCAAGTTCACCTATGCAGTTGGTGATACAATGCGCACTGGCTTCGTGAATAGGCTGTTTAAAAAGAAGGACACAGTTGTGCGCCTGAGAGTCGACAATCCTAATGTGCAAGTGGTGGCCCTTGAGAATATTTACATCAAGCAGGATAAAAAGTGGCATCAGACAACCGCATTCAAGGTGGGAGTTGGTGCAATCATAGGCTTCGGATTGGGAGCAAGTAGAAAATAATCGCGTTGATTCTGTGAGAGTTAGGATAATTGCGTGTAAATAGTTTTGATTGTGTGCGGTGGTATCAAATTAAGATATACATTTGTCAACCAATCAATCAGTAATTCACTCATAAATCATTTAATCATGAAAAAATTATCACCTATTACATCAGGAGCTTATAGCTGCGATAGTCACGCAATGCTTGACATTCTTAAAATGGCAAATTATAAGGATGCACTAACAGTTGCAATTAATATAATGCAAACTATAAGAGAAGGAAATATTGACGACAATACATACATAGAACTTAAGACTAAATACAAGTTATATTGTTTTGATTTAGGAATCGATACTGGATATTTTAAAGGATAATTTAATCGGGCGGTGTTAGGCCGCCATTTTCTCTACTCATGAACACTTTTTT